TGTCTGTTTTTGGGAAAAAAAGTTTAGGAATGTGGTACACCTCACACCGTAAAGTAGGGCAAATACGGACATAAGGGTTGACTTTAGTGGAGATATTTTGTTGGGGAGTACATATATAGCCCGCGCGCAATTTACCACCACGGGGTCGGTTTCCTACGCGTACGCGAGGGGGGCGGGGGCGCGGCGAGCGCCCTAGAATTGGACGAGGCGTCTAGGCGTTGGGTCTATTGGAGAGGGAAGGGCGGCCTGCCCCTCCGGCGCCTAATAACCTCCGGCGCCTACCCCTCGCCCCTAAGTTACCCACCGGTAACCTACGCTCCCGTAAGTTACTCAAACCCTCTCGCCGGTAACTTATGACCTCTCACCCGTTCGAACATCTGTACGAATAGCGCCCATAAATTGTCGACATATCGACTCTAAAATCTATGACCATTTTGACCATTTCTTGACTTGACCCTATGGCCTATAGGCGGTAGTCTCCTCCTAGTGGCCAATACTGGCCACCTAGAGAAAGGGTAAAGATGAACACTAAGACACTCGGCGGCCAATTAGCCGTCAATTTTGAGGCAACACCAGCTCAACTATTAGGAATCAAGAACGACATCTGTCTACTTCTTCAGGCGCGAGGAATCGCCATCCAGCCCACCGATATCTGGTTTCGCGGTCAATTCTCAGACCTCACCAAACTAGGCTAGGCCGAAACGCCCCGCTAGGGGCGTCTACCCGTAGGGCGGGTACTGATGAGGCCATCAGGGGAAAGGGTAGAGAGGGGGGATATTATGACTAAGAAAGATTACGAGGTGATAGCTCGAGGGCTACGCGTTTACCGCGACTATATTGTCGAGGTGGCGGCGTATCCAGAGAACGCGCCGTTAGCAGAACTGAACGCTATGCGGCTACAAGGGGCAGAGAATACAATTAGCCGCCTCGTTCTGGCGCTAGCAGAGAATAACCCGCGGTTTGATAGTAAGAAGTTCTACGCGGCGCTAGGGATGAACTAGACCGAAACACCCCGCAAGGGGTGTCTACCGGTAGGGCCGGTACTGACGAGGTCAGAGAGAGAAAGGGTAGCGATGAATACACAAGAGCAGTTTCTAGAGTGGGTGGCAGAGGTGAGCCGGTTAGACATCACCAAAGAGGCAGACCTGCTAGCACTCTTTCGCAAACTGACTGACCTGAATCGTATTACGCAACGAGCAGAAAGGGAGCAACGCTAGTAATTGCCTATCCTTCTCAGGGGCGGTAATCTCTGAGATGGGTAGGGGGTAACTAGCCCCAATAGAGAAAGGGTAAGAAATGAAGATAGAGCTAGACGCGAATAACTTAGTGAGAGGTGTAACTATTGTTACCAGCTATATCTGCTGGATAACTCTAGATGATTTTTCCCGAATTGACCTAAGCCTTGAGCAACTAGAGGGCATCGTTCAGGAATACCAAAAAGCGGTAAAGAGGAACGAGCTATTAGCACAGCTCAACGCCTAGAGGCTTTCTATCCTCGCCGGCGAAATCCGGCGGGGGTAGTGAGTAGCTAGAGTAGCAACTCAAAAAGAGAGAAAGGGTAGAAAGTGAAGATAGAGCTATCGGCAGGAAAGAACAGCGAGGGCGCGTGGATAGTAACCGCTTATGCGGGAGACGATTACGCGGGGTCTTCCTCGTTCTACGGATACACGAAGAAAGAGGCGCTAAGCAAGGCGCGGGCGATGGTCAAGGCTCAGGGCGGGCTAGGTCTTTACGCGAACATCATCAAAGCGGTCTAGTAGTCTTCTATCCTCGCCCGCGTAAGCGGGCGGGGGTGGTGGGGAACTAGCCCCAGAAAGAGAAAGGGTAGAAAATGGCATACATCATCGAAGGTAAGAAAGTATGGAATCTCGATAACATCGAGTGCGAGTGCGGAAAGAGGGCAGAATATGTGATTACTGAGGTAAAGGGTGAGCGCGTAGTCAAACTCTTCTGCGACTGGTGCGGGTATAGCGGGCAGTGGGCGCCGTTGATTGAGGAACATAGCGGGCGCTGGTCATCCCTAATTCAGGAGGGGGAGGTGAGCGCGTGAACCTAACACCAGAAGAGTGGCGCCTGATTGTGAGCGCCCTAGAGTTTGACAAGGTGGGAACTTGGGGAGACGGAAGAGAGAAGGCTATTCAGAGCCTCCTCGCGAAGATAAAGAGAGAGAGGGCGGGTAAGTGAAACTACATCTAGGCGACTGCCTCAACGGGTGCGAAATATGTCGGGAGAACTACCACGACGGGCGAGAGGGTATCTGCCCCGATTGTAAAGAGGAAGTGAGCGCGTGAAGAAGTACACAGTACACGGGGCATACGATGACCCTAAGCGGGCGAGGCAATACGCCCGCTTCTCCTCCCGATTAGATTACGCGACACGGGAAGAGGCAGAAGTAGTGCTGGAAGAGTGGAAAGTAACACGAGATTTTCCCTACTTATGGATTGAGGAGACGGGCAAGTGAAACTATCAGAACTAGCCGGACGAATCGGACAAGTCGGATATTTACGAAGTGAGGCGTTTCGGGTTCCGGTGCGGATACTAGACGGAAAGTCTAGTTATGGCGAACCGCGCTACCTCGTTACCCCAGAAGGGGGAGAGGGGCAGGCGTGGGTGAACGCGACACGAATTACTTTTCGATAGTGCTTGACTATCTCCTAGGGGCGAGTACCCTAGGAGGTAGCCGGACACTAGGCGAACGACCTAGAACGGGAAAGGGTAGGCAAGTGATTACAGTGATTACAGCAAGAGAGCAGTTCGTAAACGATTACACTCTCGTAGTGGATAACACCCGCGAGGCGTTCGAGGAGGTAATGGGCTACGCCCACGAGGCGGAGAGTATGACCGCCCTAAGCGATAGACTTCGAGAAGAGTTCGAGGACTACATTGAGCAGGTGGCAACACGGGAAGACTTAGAAGACAGAGAGGTAGGCGGGTTACTGATTCGCCAACTATTGCTCGCCCAAGGCTCCAGCGTATGGGATGATATCGCCCGCCACTATCTCGACAAGGTAGCGGAGGAGGTGAACGCGTAATGACTACTCAAGAATTAGAGAAGGTCTGGGGCTATCGCGTGGGAGACTGTGCGTGGTGCCTCACGCGCCCCGCCGTTGGTTCCTACACCGACGAGGAGGCAGGCGGCGAGTTGGTCTCCTATCAGGTCTGCGCCGAGTGTAGTAAGGAGTTCGCGTAATGGACTACGGACTAGCGCTCTGGGGAGCGCTTACTTTACTGGCAATACTGGGCGGGCTACGCTTGCTGGAGATGGCGGAAGAGTTCCACCATCGAGGAATAGAACGAGTACGAAAGGGTACGAAATGAGTAAAGACCTATCGCAGAAGAGTTACTCTTGGCAGGAGATGGTAGACCTCACTCACGCCACACAAGTTGAAATTTTCAACTGGTGTTCGTGTGAGGAGCAGGAATACTTCCCCTATGCAGATTGTCCACGAGAGGAAGTGAGCGCATAATGAGAGAATCACGAATTATAGACAAGGGATATTATTCCTGCCCTCAATGTGATAACCCTCAGTTGCGAGAGGTTATTTTCAGAGCTAATGGTTCGCACGATATGGAAATCTGCTCGTGCGGTTATCCTGAGAACGAGGGCTATCTAAGTGTGGAGAAGGTGGGCGCGTGATGAGATACACAGAAGAGTTACGCGAGGCGATAGAGAGAACCTTTCCTTGGGCTTCTATCGAGCAGGATAACGAGGGGCAGATAGTAATTTATACGGGGCTATATGTTCCTATAAATGACTTTGAGAAGGTGAGCGCATAATGAGAGAGCACGCACTAGTAGTAACGCTCAAGGAGGACGAGTACGGGTGGCTGGTTTCACTCTATGACCTGACCGACCCAGACCCTAACCGGCTACCGGTAGCGGAGGGCTACGCCAAAGACTGGCGTAAGGCGGTAGAGAAGGCGCTCAAGAAGATTGACCTACCCAAAGAGGAAGAGGATAAGGGTAGCTGTACCGAGTGCGGCGGCGAGATAGATTGGAATAGCGAGGGTGGAATACTGTGGGAAGGTCTAGCCTTCTGCCAGTTTCACAACCCTACCGAACCAGCAGAAGAGGAGGTGGGCGAGTAATGCCTGAGCCAATTCTCGAAGACCCCTATTCGCTAGGGAAAGAGGATATTTGTGAGCGGTGCGAACGGATACCTACTGAGTGTCCGTGTGGGGAACCAGACCCAGACGCGGCCTATGACCGGATAATGGAGGACTTCTAATGAGTGTAATGACTTACACCTGCGCGTGGTGTGGAGACACCAACACCGACCCACTAAGGATAATCAACGGAGATAATACCTGTGAGTTATGTGAGGAGGAATAACTATGAGCGACCCAACAGCGCACTATCTCTTCGAGAGAGGGCTACTTCATAAGCGCAACGCCGAGCGTATGCTCGGCTCGCAAGGAGGAAGCGGGCAAGAGATAGTCAATGAGCTAATGTCTATGGTGAAGTACCTAGAGATGGGTATTCACAAGCAGAAGGCGGAGATAGATGAACAAGTCAATACAGTATGAGATAAAGGTACCGGATAAGTCATCGGTATTTACCAATGTGGAAGAGAGCGTGCTCAAGTATCTGCTCAAGTATCCGGATACGAAAATCTATATCCGTACTTGGTACGAAGAACCAGCTCCACCTTCTGACCGGATAGAGATAACCGAACTGATACGACAGGCAATAGTTCTAGGGAGGGAGAGAGGGTGAGGGAAGTAATCATAGGCACGCTGGTAGTTATCGTCGTTGCGTGGCTAGTAATGGTGATTGAGGAAAAGATAAACCGATGACCCATAAACGCAGGCTAGTGCTGGCGTTCGTTCTTACGCTGGCACTAGCCGTACTTATACTTCCCCATACAGAACAGTGGGAGAGGGCGAGATTCCACCCGCCCAAGCCCACACCAACACCAACACCAGTAGCAACAAAGGATACGAAGGAGCAGAAGCGTGAAAATAGGAAGATGGCTAAGGCGTATGCGAGGGCAGGCTTTGGCTGGACGGGCCGTCAGTGGGTATGCCTTGAGTCGCTTTGGACCAGTGAGAGCCGGTTTGATTCCAAGGCGGACAATCCTCGAAGCAGTGCCTTTGGCATTGCCCAACTACTCAAAGAGGAAGAGAGCGAGCCAGCTCTCCAAATCCTCAAAGGACTACGATACATTAGCCACCGTTACGGTTCTCCCTGTCGGGCGCTCTCGTTCTGGCAAAAGCAAAAGTCAAGAGGCAAACCCTGGTACTGATGTGATACACTAGAGTTGTAGCGTTGAGCGTATTCTTACCCTTTCCGCTCCGCTACACAAGTAAGCCCCGTCTCTCTGCGGCGGGGCTTTACTTATTATCAGTCTTATAGAATCCTGTGCCCTTGAACTGTACGGAGGGAGCGGACCACACACGGGTCATCTGTACGCCACAATAATTACACGCAGGGTTAGTTACATCTTCATCCATACCACGCTCAACCTCAAGATAGTTAGCGCAGAACTCACACCTAAACGGATACAGGGGCATAGAGTACCTTCGCAAAAGACAGTGGCAAAAAGCCCACAATTTTCCCTATTTTTGAGCGGTTTCCAAACTCAGTGGTGGCGGGCATAGCCCGCTCTTCCCACGCTGGTTCGGTAAACTCTTCCAACTGGAAAGCGTATATACCATTCGGTGTTGAGTTGATGTACCACGCGTCCATATCTCTAGTGTAAGCGTTGAGAACGAGGTTATCCCATTTGACTTTCTCAATGAGTAAATCTGGATAGTGAGTGCGGCGGCATTTGAGTTCGGCATAGACCTTCTTCTCCTCTGAACTACAATCAAAGGTATCGTATGTACCCTCTGATTTCAAGAGGTCAAAGTAATGATTGGTCTTGAGATACTCGAACAATCCGGACTCAGTAAGTGTGCTTAGCTCCACGGGTTATCCCCTCCAATGACCCGCTGAAGGGCCTTGAGTGCGTTCTCACAGCGCCTATCGGCGGTAGACACCGAGCAACCAAACATCTCTGCTATCTGCTGGAGCTTGAGTTCGTCGTAGTATCTGACCTTGATGTAATCGCAGTGATTGGTCTCTTCCTTGCGGTCTTGGTGTTCGAGGATTTCATAGCCACGCTTGATGTCGATGAGCATAGCCAGCAGATTGCGTCCTTCGGCGGGAGCGCTGGCGCGACGAGGCATACCATCATCTACCAACTGTTGTGCCTGCTCTAGCAGTACGCCATCAAAGATATTGCGGAGGATGTGGGGCATCATCTGTGCGATGGTGCTGGTCTCATAGAAGTATTCATCTCCGGTTAGATAACCAGAGCGGTGTGCTTTCTCTTTGCGGGCATATCGCTCGCAGGCACGGAGTATCTGCCAACCTATCCGCTTGAGGTTGTGCTTGCGTTGTTCATCATCTGGCTCATCAAAAGCATCACATACCTGCTGTGTGCGCGCTACGCACCAAGCCATACCTTCTTGTACTAAGTCGTCCCTTTCAACCCATTTGTGGTACCTTTTCAGTATCACATTTGCTCGCTCTTTCACCAACTCGTCTACGCCATCGGGAAGATTCTTAGTCACAATCTATACCTGTCTCCTTTGTATTAGAGATAAGGTGGAGTATCCGGATAGCAAGGAAGTCTATGTAATTACTGGCATCTGCTAGTTCCTCCACCAGTTCTCGGACGGTATCCTCGATGGAGTATTGCTCGAACCTCTGACCAGATTCGCGTGCGTACTGCGAAGCGCCGACACCACGCACGCGATTGGCCCGTAGGGAGGCAAAAGATTCTATGAAGGAAGTGAGGTCATTGGTCTCAATCCCTTTGCGGTAGGCCAGAACAGCCGGATGGTCGGCTAGTGGCGTACGGGTGGTATCTGTACCCATAGTGTCCCACGCTCCATATCTACTTGAATCACGCGCAGTCCGAGTCCATTCAAGGTATAAATCACGCTCTCCATTGTTTCCCTGTCCACTAGAGTCCAAGTCTTTCACGTAATTTATCCGGCCCTTCCGTGAGGTAACAGTCCGTGATGTCCATACCTGATGGTAATTGTACTATCTGACTGTTTGGTACCTCTTGTGCGACACGCCGAGCGAAGTCTTGACCAGGGTTTGAGCCATCTGCCTTGTCGTCATTGTCTCCGACAATCAGAACCCTGCTGTAACCCATCACCATTTTGGCAAAGTGTTGTTTCCAACTGGCTACACCGGGACAACCAATAGCAGGAACCTTGAGTATCTGTGAGACTATCAAGGTATCAAACTCTCCCTCGCATATCACTAACACATCGGACTCTTCTTCTAAATCTCTCACGTTATACAGGTGCGACTTCTGATTGGCAGGCGCACCATACTTGGGGTTGCCATCACCTAACCTACGAAACTTGAACCCTACTACTCCCTCACCTACGACGATATACGGAATAGATAGCCACCCTGCGTATGAACTATGCGGAGCATAGTCACCAGTAATCTGACCCAACTGTGCGTACTCTGCTGCCTCTTTAGATATCCCACGTGCGACGAGGTAGGCTATGGCCTCTGCGCTTAGCGCCTCGTGATAACCCTTCGCCACTTGAGCCAGCGATTCCAACTGCGATTTTGTAAGCATCTTTCTTATCCACCCCCTCTTTTATCATCACCAAGTTGATAGCGTTCCCACCTTGAGCGCAGGTATGACAGTAGTAAACCTGTTTGATAGTATCTATTACTGCGCTTCTGCGTTTATCTGGATGGAGGAAGCAGCGAACGGAGACGTTCCTGCCTTCCTTGACCTCACCCCCATAGTATGCGACCACGGGAGCAATCATTAGGTCTTCAACAGAGCGTGACCCTACTGGCTTGACCCTGCGAAAACCTTCTGACATTATGCCTCTTCGTCTATTTGTTCTACTTCAATCTCGATACCACTGACGAGCATCTCACAATTCTTATCGCCCTGTTTGAGCAGCCCTAAGAATCTTTGCTCTGCTTCTTCGGGAGAGTTGGCCCACACCATTCCGCGATAGACCACACGCTCTCTGCCAATGACGCTATACCTTGTCAGCATCTTCTTCTTCCTCTGTCTCCTCCGGCTCTGGCTCCGGAACTAAGTTATTCATAATATCGGTAGTGGTGATATCACCCTGTGGTACTGGCATTATTCTCTCCTTAGACTCTAACCAAATAAGATTTACCATCGATAATAAAAGCAGAACCAGGCTCTACTAGTGGCTCTTCCTCAAGAATCCCCGACAATATAATAATTTGCTGAAGGGTTTTAATTTTATTTTCTAATCTTTCAATCTGTGATTTCAGTGCGTAATTCTCCATTGAGAATACAACGCCTTCCTTTATTTCTTCCATTAGTTTTCCTCCTTAGTATCTGAATCCATAATATCTGTTCCCCAGATTCGTCGAATCATTTCACGTGCTTCTTGCTGTGAGATAAGACCAAGTTCATAAGCTCTTCCCACCGCTTCAATAGTAAAGTCCTCTGGTATATATGCTTTGATTTTCATTGTAACTCCTTCTCTATGGTTCTAATGAGTTCACACGGATAAGGAGACATCATCATTTCATATTTCCCATTTTCCGTTGTGGCATCCATACACCGAGAACAACTCGGTTTATCTGTATCTGCATTAAATGGCTTATGCAATTCCACTACGGCACGAAGGGCAGAGATGAAGATGGGCTTGCAATCAAAATACTGTACTTGAAACTCACCTTCATCATCTATCTTTTCTAGCAATTCTTCATAAGTCATTTGCGTTCCTTCAACCACGACTGCAAATCCTGGACTACCCACGACTTCTCAATGCCGTGGTTGCGTCGCTTCACGACGACAAACCCTGGCGGCACAGCCTCTAACCCTCTGGCCTTGGCATAATTCTTTGCCTCAGTCATAACCTCTTCCCAGAAGGCAGGTAGGTCTATCCTCTGCCGGTTCTTCAACTCCAGAATATAGGTCTGACCCGCGACGATGACCACTAGGTCACCTTCATCTTTGGCACCAGCTTTAGTAAGTCGCTCCGCAATAATCCCCTTATCACGGAGCCACTTCATTACGCCGGTCTCAAAGGCTGAACCTTTGCGTCCGTTCTTATTCGCCATCTACTTCATCTAGTATCTTGTGGGTTTTCTTCTCCACTCGATACCACCAGATAGACTCACGAATAAACTTGAAGATACCTATTGTTGCGATAACAGCAAGCGCTGTCAGATAAAGTTGTACATCCATTATGACACTCCTCGTATAGCATCGTTCCGATAGGCTCGACCTTGTGCATCTTGGTCACCTATCTGACACGTTGAATAGTTGACATACAGTTGCGTATAGTGCGTACCGTCTGCCGAGTGTGGACCAAAGCGGTTCTTCACCGCTGCCACTTTGAGTATAGATTCTGATGGGCTAAATCCCAAGGTCAGTATCATACTAGGTAGTTGAGATATCTTGCCGTGAATAGACCGCCTCGGTGGTGGTTCATTCTGCTTACCGAACTCGCTCTGTTCTGACGTATGGTGTAGAACAAGTACGCACGCCTCCGTGGTACGAGCAAGGTGATGAAACTCAGTCATAATCGCACGTAGACCAGACCATTCATTCTCTTGCTCAGCAACAACATTTGATAAGTTGTCGACAACTATCATCTCTGGTGGAATCCCATAGAGTTCAACGTAGGCTTTCACCTCTAACTCTATGTCATCCAGTGTGGGTGATGGGTCAAAGACCCATCGGATGTGGCGTATCTGTGACAACTGGTATCGGTAATACTCAGAAGTCAACTCTAGGTTCTGCTCTACCAGTATCTGTGGATGTTGCGTCAAGTGAGCAGCAGCACGGATGGTGGCAGTAGCAGTATCAGTATCAGCAGAGAAGAAGAGCGTGGGGACATTCGCCTTTATCGCATAGATAAAAGCAAACATCGACTTACCCGCATTGGGTTGGGCGGCCACCATACAGACTTGTCCCCTGCGGAACTTCATCTGTTCAGCGGCAAGCCCACGCCACACATCAGGCAAGGGAACGGCCTTGGCCTGTGTGCCACTCCACGCTCTCTGCAAATCAATCAATGTGCCACTCCGGTAATTGTAGCGATATGCCTCGCGCCTTACGCATTGCTCGGCGTTCCCTCTCTGAGTAGCCTGCCCACAGTCCATACCCTTCGTGGTGCAAAGACCACTCCAGACAATCAAACTGATGCTTACAGCTACCGCAAAGATTCTTTATAGTTTTGACTGCATAAGTAGAATACTGGAAGGCTTCATACAAATCCGGATAGAAGACTTCGGTATCGATACTGGCGCAGTTGGGGTCATCAAAGTTCCACGGTTCCAACATAGTGTGAACCTACGCAACTGTCTTGACGCCCACCGCCTTGCATTTCTTACCAGTGTACTCACGCGGTGCAGCGCATAGGTAACCTGCCTTGCGCTCGCCGGGATTGTCACGGTCATTCCACTCACGCCAGTTCATCACACCGTGAGCACAGGTTGGTCCAGTTCCGGTAGCGGTAACTGGCTTAGCAATCAGTGTTACCGTTGCTGCTGGCGCAACAGGTGCTGCTACTGGTGCTGGTGCGGAGATAGCTGCTACACCACGAAACATCTGTGATGTTTGAGAAATGATAGGGATAATGTTCTGTAGTCCTTGCAACTGCATTGCGGCATCTGCCTCATCGGTTGCGTAGATGTTGACCATATCACCATCCTTCTCCCACTTGAAGTTAATCTGAATCTTGGTTGATTCATTCGCTGACATCATTTCCTCCCGGTTCGTTTATCGACTTGACTTCAAGTCGCATAGAGTCTTTTCCTACTTTGTAAGGGATAAACCCTAGAAGTTTCTCAACCTCTGTCGAGTCTACTGTACGCCGTCCTGCTACTGGTGTCCAAGAAATCTGTACGCCTTCTTCAGTAACGCCTGAGTACCCTTCAAGAGCAGACCTTATCGCTTCTTTCTCAGCTGTCAAGGTCTTGATTTCATTGTCGATTTGTAGATATTTGCTAGAGGCGTTGGCTACGGACAGTTCCTTAATCAAGACCGTAGGTACGTTCTCTTTTTTTATACCAACGCATCCGACCTCGCCAGAGGCGTCGTAGTATTTACAGAAGTTCGAGCAGTAAGAGACTGCATCTTTCTCAGGCGCTGGTGGTTCTACGCTGGCCCGGACATTCTCCAGCCAGAGCAGGGCATCAAGGGCCACAGACTCGTCGTAGGGTTCGATGTGCATAATCACATCCCGCTCGTCTCCGTCCCGGCTAATGGCCACCAGAGCCACGTTTTCGACCGGTCTACCGGCACCCTTAGACATCAGATATCCGTAGGTCTGGACCTGCCATATCTGCTGCCTGGATGGAAAGTAGGAGAGCGTGCGTTGCTTGACAGTCTTCCAGTCCACAATGGTTGCTATCTCTGGGATGTAGCAATCGACGTGGGCTTTCATACCGTTGTAGGCTACCTCGGTCTCCAGCTCAAACTTGGTACCCTCTGGGTCCCGTAGTCGTAGAGCCTCTTCGATAGCAGTATGGATGGCAGTACCCATAATGGCACTGAGTTTGAGGTCATCAGTATTGGTGACAGGCTGAGAGTTCAGCCGGTACCAGACCTTCCTCGCGCAAGAACCCAGTTCGCTAGGTCCTATCTCTGGTTGTAGTGAACGTGACCGCCCGGCATCCTTCTCACGAAGGGCTGCAATCAGTTCCGCAATAATGTTCATTTATCCTCCCGGGTGTAATGGTACATCCAGAGAGGGACAGTTACAAAAATTTCCAGACCTCGGCGTGTCGAACCAGAGAGTGTGTATAATACGAGCGTTAGCGAGTTGACGGGGGACCGCATCAGCGGTCCACGTTCCGGGAGGTACCCGATGGGTTTAAGGATACTTGCGTCTGCACTCTGGGAAGTTTACTCCTATGCGTTACCCGAACCACCCGCCACTATGGCGCAACGGTTGTTGAAGTTCTTAGAGAAGAATGGCTACGACATCGTAGAAATAAAAAAAGAGGGCGCCCCCATTACAGGGACGCCCATTGCCTCGCAGGAACCTACTTCTTCTTAGCCTTCTTCTTGGCTACTGGTTTGGAACCTAGCCCAAACTCTTTGGCGCTTCTATCCATAGCCTTCATAGCGGGAGCCGCTACTGCGGCGAGCGCAGCGTAAGCCAACTTCTTAGGGTCGGTCTCTCCGGCTAAGTACATAGCTAGTGCTGCTGCTACTGCTGCTCGTAGGTACGAGTGCAGTACCTGGATTGCTTTATCTTTAGTCATTTGTTGCCTCTTTCTTTGGCTTCTTTTTGACTTTGGCTTTTACTGTATTGAGTGCTTTAGGTTTGCCAAGCCACGCAAACCAAGGGCTGGTGTCATCACCAAAGGTATCTTTGATGCTGATATGCAGGTGTTTGTAATGTCCGTTGCTACCTTCATACTTACGCTCACCCTTATCCTTGGACCATATCTTGCCACTGAAGATGAGGTACTTGACCCGCCCATCTTCTTTGAGCTTCTCAAAGATTTCGTGGCAGTCAATGCCATTAGCAGGGTCGTGGGTGAGGTCGCAGGCATAGCCTGAGTTGTGGTCAGAGTTGGGATTCTGGGCTACGTGAGCCTTAGATGGGAGCAGCCCATCCGAGTCCTTCTTCCTCTTTGGTTTCAGCGCTGTGGCTTGCCGCAGGATGGCAATGGCAGCCGGTTGAGCAACACGTGCTAAAGGTATCATCGTCTCTCCAAGAGAATTTTATAGATTTCTTCAACTTGTCTTTCCAATCGAATTACTGTGTCTTTAATAGAACTACCCCCATTGGGCTTGAGTTCATTCAGGTAGTGCTTCACTAACCATTTGATTGCCATAGAGAAACCTGTGACAAGTGTGAGTATGGATACGGCTAAGCCAGCCCAATCAGCAGGGGACATTTTATCTCCTTATACAGTGCGTGCGGTAACTATCAGTACTCCGCCGTAACCAGTAAAGCGTTTATCACTAGGTGCTACGTTGCGGAAATCTAACTCTTCGATGAGTGCAATGACTACCTCTCCGGTTCTAAAGTCTTCGATACGAACGGTATCTCCGGCTGACTCAATCGCTTCTAGTTGTGAGAGTCTGTCCCAAGCGCGTCCGTCATAGCCAACTTCATTGCCCAGAGAATCCATCTCTCGGTCATAGCAGGCTACTGGTAGTTGAATAAGTTTCTGACGTGGTACAGCAGGCAATGCTTTGAGCTGGTAACCAGTGAACACTGGTCCCTTGGTGCTATCAGAGGTGGACCGATTGATAGTGAACTTGAATCCAACATATTCTTGCGGTCCTACTGGGTAGGGGATTCCTACTTCCTGTGCTGGTGCTCCCTGTGCTGCGCCACCAATAGCGTATTCTGTTCCATCAGAGTCAATCGATATCAGCGAGTATCCACCGTTGGTAGTATCAACACGTGGTGAGAGGAACTTAAATATCTTATTCTCTAGCGTGTTGTATCGGACATATCCGGTCTGAAGATATCCGCTAGAAAGTAGAGTTGATTCATCCTCTATATAGACGTACCCACTGGTAGCCAGTGCGTAGTTGGTTGCATAGGCTAGACGGTCTGTGTTACCGATGAACGCACAGGCTGTGGTGTAGTGCGTAGTCGGTGACGACGGGGCATAGACATCGAAAGCATAGGCAGGTACCAATGGTGCTACCGGTGCGCCAAGGTCTATACGGATAGTTCCTGCTTGACCCTCTACGCTAGTAGCAGCCCAGACAAATCGGTCTTTGGCTGCGAAGTCGTAGCAAGGCTGAGTGGTTTCTACAATGAGTGGACCATAGGTCAATGACCCATCGTCAGCGATACTAGCAAGTCTGATACCAGCGCTAGTACCGATGACCATATAACCCAGGTATTGGAAGATGCGATAGATGATTTCGCCAGTTGGCATCTCTGCTGCTACTGTTCCGTATGCCAGTGTCGGCATACCTCCATCTGATTCAAGAGTAAACTTAATGATGCTCGATTGGATGCGATTATATCCTGCTACATAGATAGCAGAACCAGATGCTGTGATACTAGTGAAGGCATAGCCATTATCTGGGTGAGTGTATAGAGCCGTTGGTAATGTACTTGAACTTGGCAAAACTTCATAAATTGAATTATTCGCGCACATTACAATACGCTCTTTAACAAATTCCATTACGCCATTGGTAACGGTAATACCAGGACTGGTGAACATTACCGTTGCTGCGGTAGAACCTGGCTCGTTAAGAGCCTTCTTGTTGACTTCCAACTTTCCGGATACCGTATCGTTAGTTAACCAATACGCCGTAACACCATCATCGCAGACAGCAAATACCGGGTCATCTACACCTGCGTTGTAGTCTACAAAGTGCATTACGTTGCTAGTGACGGTACCAGTAGCAGCGGTAGAAGTTACGTTTGCTGCTGTCTTGGCATAAGTAAAGGTAGTGGTTGTTGGTACAGTAGTGATGGTATATGTTCCGTTAAAGGTAGCGTCTACTCCAGTAACAACAACTTCCATACCCACACACATACCGTGAGCAACTGCTGTAGTCAATGTAGCAACATTGCTTGTCAGTGCCTTGTTAGTAATACTGTTAGTAATGGTGGGATATACTTTATCTACATCGTAGTAATCGTGTAGTAAGCAACCGTTGTATGTATTGCTATTCTGTGTCCATCGGATGGAACGCAAGTACTGATACGGACGTCCGTTACTATGTAGTTCTCCAGCAGTATTATGTGCAGCTGTGCTGTTACGAAGTAGCGTAGCCTGACCCTTGGTCCAGACATCAAGTCCCTTAGACTCGGTGTACTGGAAGCGCAGTCCTTCATCTTGAGCAGGCTCGAAGTACTTGATGCCTTGACCTAGATGGAAAGATGATTGGCTTCTGAACCACCAACCGGTGAGCGACTGCTCACCAGCCTCACGGGTCTGGTCGTATTGGTCCTTGCGGTACTGTGCTGTTACCCGGCGATAAGGGGAGTTATCGCTAGTCATTAGGAAGAACGGCATCGTGTTGATAGACACGTCGTAGTTGAAGTCAGTGAGCGTATAACTAGAGGCAGCAACTGGGTTAGACAGTGCAAAGGCTATGTTCTTATAGTCACCGGCTTCGGTGATGTCTGAACCGTATGGCATTCTTCTCCTTATGTCCGTCTATTGGGTCAACCCAATCCTCCCAGGATGGGAGTTGTTCTGTGGTGCAGTTGCCAGTAAGTAAGCTCATTAGTCTCGGATTGTTACCGTAAGATTATTTGCTGTGTCAGTTAGGCTTGCACTTGATGATGTAATAGAACCTGCTGTGTCCGTTAAACTACCCGCTGCTTCTATTAACGTTCCAGAAGTTACTGTGGTTGTTACGGCATTGTATGTGATATTTACTGGCCCTACTTTGTACTGACCGGCTTTGCTTCCATTAGTGGGAAGTTTTGCTCCAAGAGTAGATTTTTCAGCGCCAAATGATGCAGTAAAATAGATATAATAATCACTGCCATTGACCGCTATTGTTGCATAACCATCACCTATGTAGTTATCCAAGTTAAAATTTCTTGCCCATTGTTGAGTACCGCTGGAGTTAAACTTTTGAATTAGGTTAGGGCTACCGTAGGTAGTCCCACCAGCAGTGGTATACTGAGAACTTGTAGAAATTATATAGATATTGTCTGACGAATCTACTGCTAATGACATCGCATTAGTATTTGTAGAAGAGCTTATCGAGTATGCGAGGTAAGTGGTTTTTGTTTGCCATTGCAAAACTCCAGATGAATTGTATTTAATCAAAGAACCAAATTTAGTTCCACCGCTAGAGTCGCTATAAAATGATGCAACATAAACGGCTCCAGTACTATCGCAGATTATGCTTTGAGAATCTACGGTGTAAGATGATGAAAACTCTCGTTGCCATTGAAGGCCACCAGAAGAGTTATACTTTACTACTATACCCTTTAGCACTCCTCCAAAATTGCCACTACTTCCGCATACATAAACATTATTGGATGCGTCTAGCGCTATTCCGTTAAACGTGTCTTGGTTATTGGTATACGCACGTCGTTGCCAGGTTATATTCCCAGAAGAATCAAACTTGATAACTGTGGCATCAAATGTATTGGTAGTATTATTGTAAGTAATTCCAGATAAGTATAGATTGCCAGAAGAATCTACTACTGAATCTTGCGGAAATACATATATGAAAGAATCAGTCAATCTCTTCTGCCATTGAAGAACGCCCGAAGAGTTAAACTTAATGTAAGTTCCGTAAGAATTTGCAGTTCCAGTGCCAAATACATACACGTTCCCGGAAGAATCTAAAGAAACAGAATAAGCGGCGTCTACTATGCCTGCTGTATCAAGGCTTCTTTGCCAAACAATTTCTCCCGAAGAATTGTATTTGACAACGTTTTGTGAATAATCCGTTCCGCTTGGATGAGCGTAACTGTATCCCACGTAATACATATTACCGCTAGAATCTACAGCCATTGATTTCGCATAGGAATATACATTGGTGCTTGCTTTACTGGTTCTATTTATCCAGTACCCGTTACCTATTGCGGTATATCCGGACGAAGTAAAGCCAAGCGCTCTTGCGCTTGCCCCACTAAACGATGACGTAATAGGCATTAGTATCCTTTAGACGAATTTGGTCTGGCTGGCAAATACTGTGTATGTTGGTGTTGCTGCTGTCTTGACAATGTTGAAGGTGTACACATCTACTGAGCTGGCATTACCGCCAGTAGGTGCTAGTCCGCCTTGCCACTTAGGAGTGACGGCAACACCGTCAATCTGGAACGCAGTCTGGTAGTACGCTGTTGCTCCGTTGGTTACCTTGAAGGTAACGGTGATGGAATCATTAACATCAAGTATTGAGGCTAACGTAGTGGTAGAATCTCCACGCACGTTGAGTGTCCAGTTGGCACTAGCATTAGTGGTATAGTAGACATCCGATTGTGCTAAGGCATCAAAGTTAATGGTGCCAGTGGCGGCAGTAGCCGACACAGAGGTTAACTCTTCTGGTGACTTCAAGCGTGGATTGTTGACTACCGGTGTGGTCAGAGTCTTATTGGTGAGAGTCTGTGTACCAGTCAAGGTAGCCAAGGATGATGGGAAAGTATTGGTACCGCTTGATAGATTCTTATTGGTTACTGTTGCCACGTTATCTGGAGTCAGCGCAACAATAACGACATCCTCAAAGTGCTGAGCGTCGTTACCAGTAAAGACGTGCTGAACAGTAGCGCCTGCGGAGTGTGCAATGCCTGACGTTCCAGCCTGAGCACGCTGAATGGTTAAAGTAGCACCAGCAGGATTTGCTGTGATGTAGACAATTTCCTCAGATGATGTCTCTGGGTCAATGGCTACAGCAAAGGTGTCTCCAGTAGTAAGGCTCTGGCCACCCATAAGAGTCGTTGCAGTAGCAGCCGAAGCCACAACCATAGAGGTTTGGCTTGCGTCTATTCCTGATGCGAGCGTAGTCTCAACGCTAATTGTAGAGTATTTGCGTGCCATTGGTTACCTTACTTTGTGTAGTGGAGACGGATTGGGAACTTGTCTTGTAGTTTGAGCGCTTCCTCGTTCAAGCGTTGTTGATATAGCAAATAGATATAACGAGAAGAACTAGAGCCTGCGGTTGATGGAATCTTGGTATCGTTAAGGTCTGCCTCAGCAGAGGTCAGGTTGATGCGACCAGCATCTACATAAGAGAGTAGTTTGTATGAGGCGCCAAGGGTGATAACATCACGGCAGGTATATGGTAATCCGGATACTCCAGCGAAGTCATCGGTAGATGACGTAAGGTTTGCTGGTGCTGCGGTGTACCAGACCTTGACGGTACGACCAGGCTGGATATTCTCGTAGAGGTTGACTGTGTTGATGGTGTTGAAGGTAGCAGCATCTGCCATACCATCTAGGCGCCAGCGATTGATAGGCAACCATTCCTCAGAGGAACCAGTAGTCTGCCAGGACATATAGAGAATATCCTCTAGGTCATCTGGTAGTGGGTATGTTACTTGCGCTGCGTTGAAAGTAAAGGTAGTGTTGTAGACAGCCCAGAGTTGCGGGTATACGCTGTTGATGGTGTCGTTGATTGCTTGCTTAATCATTGTGCGTGGGAATGTCGGGCTTAGTACGACTTGAGCGTATTGTGAGTGTGGTGCAGGGCTAGTGTTCTGATAGCCACGTCCGAAGCCAGGAGCCGCATTGAGCGTGCTGTTGGTCTTGTTGAAGTTATCAATCCAGATAAGTTCATCATCAATTTCGATGATGCCTTTGGCAAGGTTGGCAGAGTTACCGACCTGGATAGCAGTCTGCGTCGTGTTGATGGCAGAGTTCAGGTAGGTAATGCGGTCTTGACGAAGTGTATATCCCTGTAGGGATGAACGTACTTCATCAATCATATCGGATAGGGTTGCCATAGTTACCTTTCGTACCAGCCTTTATTCCACAATGTGGATAACCTGTGGAAATACTTGTCATACTTCTGTGCTATTACATCTAGTGAGTAGCGGTCCATCGCGCTCTGACGAATAGACTTTGGGTCTAATGTCTTCACGTCTTCTAAAGCCTTACAGAACTCATCAAACATCCGGCACCGGTATCCAGTGACTCCGTGAATGTTCGTCTCAACGAACGCTCCCCAGTCTGTAGTAATAGTCGGGGTTCCGCTGAAGTGCGCCTCTGGCACAATGTTGCCAAACGGTTCTAGGTAGAGCGTAGGAGCCAGGAGTGCAGTGGCATTAGCCATCAACTCTGCTCGTCCCTCTGGACCTACTACACCAACATACTCACCGTACTCTGGGGGCTTGCCTGCTCCTGCAAGGATTAGTTTCTTACCCATCTCCTTGCATACTTGCGATGCAATGTGAATACCTTTACGGTCAATCATTCGTCCGATATAGAGGTAATAATCCTGCTTTGTCTCTTTGTAGATAAATTGCTCTGGCTCAAAATAACCAGGGATTACCTCATCAAAGAACTTGCCATCTACTGTGGTCGGGTTTGTGTATCCCGAATAGTTGGCGTGCATCCATACATAGGATTCCCAGACTCGGTACTTGGCGAAGGTTGCACCGTAGCCAATACCAAACTCTACCGAAAGGTGATGTGGGAAAGCGTTTGCAATAGATTGGTGAGCGGCCCCGCCGATGAAGCAGAGAAAGTCTTTCTGTTCGGCCCGAGCCTTGATGCCAGCGATAGCATTGTTAATAAAGATTTGCCAGTGTGGGTCTGATATGTTGAAGGATGCGTTGGTGTAGTGCTTGTCACCGACTGCTTCCTTCCTCTGCTCTTCTGTAATGCAGGTAATCAGTTCTGTTACCGGAGCAGAATTCTGCTCTCCGGCATAGAGGTATACTTCGTGACCGAGATTAGTCATCATTATACAAAAGCGCCTTACCTTTTCGGTAAAGGCGCACGATGTATATTCTAAGGTTGTTTGTGTGTGTGGCAGTCCTACTACGTGGAATTTCATTCCACTATACTACTATGACCAGTATGTGACTAGACAGTAGCCTGAACCACCAGCGGCACCATTGTTACTAAGATTGTATTGAGCAAATCCACCACCACCACCGCCGCCAGTATTTACGGTTCCGGTACCTGCGGCCGAACTAGAAGTACCACTTGTTCCTCCCCCGTGAATACCATATACGAGTTCGCTAGAACCGCCTCTACCACCACCACCAAAACCGTTAATGCCAAATGTAGCCGGACTTAATAAATCATAACTATTTCCAGTTTGAAGAGAGTTTCCTTGGCCCTGTATACCAAAAGAGCCATTTCCACCTTGACCACCCTTGCCTGGAGTCCCAAGGCCAGGTCTTGCACCCGCACCCCAAGGTGAAGTACCAGTGCTTCCAGTATTTTGTACATAGGTTATTGGTACTATGGCAGCACTACCTGCACCGCCACCAGTTCCTCCAATTCCAAATACACTTCCTCCGACAGTTCCACCACCACCGCCACCGCAGCCACCATCTTTTCCATTAGTGCTGCCACCACCTCCGCCGCCTCCTCCTGTTGCGGTTAACAATGCACCAAAAGTTGAGTTACTTCCATTGGTTCCTCCATTGGAGTTACCTCCAGCGCCACCCCCGCCAATGGTTACAGTGTATGCCTGACCGGGAGTTACGGTAATAGTACGTTGAACAACCCCACCGCCACCACCGCCGCCACCAAAACCACCATTGTTTATATTTTGCGTATATCCCCCGCCGCCTCCGCCACCAGCAACAAGGAATACCTCAATAGAGGAACAATTAGATGGAACGGTAAAAGTTCCAGTGCTAGTAAACTCGGTTACTTTCTGAGTAACGCCGCCTCCGGCGGCTACAAGATTAGATACAGCCATTAGGATAACTCGCTTCCATAAGCAGAGAAGGACATAGTGGCAGAAGAAGCATAGACGGTAATAACGTCTGTTGCGTTGAGAGTTACACCAACAGTAATAAACGTAGTATTGTTAGCAGTGATAGCAGAATCATAGGCAATGTACTGCGAAGCAGTAAGCGCTGCTCCAGCAGGACGGATAGCAATACGGTAGGTACCAGCCGACGCTGCTTGATTGCAGACAGCAATCGTAGATACTACAGTCTGTGTGGCAGCCGGAACTGTATACAGAGTCGTGGCGGTAGTGGCAGCCGGATTAGACTGACCAAGGACTTTATAGTTTGCTGGCATTACATCCCACCTAACATTAGAGCAAACGCTCTATCTTGATTTATTAACGTATCTACTTGGGCTATTGTGTAATTGTTTGCTGCGTTGAAAGTTCCAATAACTAGAATCTCTACGACATCACCAGAGGCTAGCGCTGCCAGTCCAGTGATTGAGGTTCCAGTAGTTGCTGTGTAGTCTGCTCCTCCACCTACGAGGAGAACGCCATTGAGATATACCTGCTCTTTGCCTGGAGTGTAGGAAAGGGTATTACCGTTGAAGTCAACGCCAGAGATACTGGTAGCACCAGCGCTTGGGTAATATAGGTAAGTGGTCAGCGTGGCTGTGCCAGCAGGACCCGTCGGGCCAGTAGGACCTACAGGTCCTTGCTTGCCGACAATAGCCAGTTCCCAGGCTGTGCCGTTCCAAAATTTAATCGTTGCCAAAGTTATCTCCTACGTCCAGTAAGTTACTAAACAGTAACCAGAACCACCAGCACTGCCACCAAAACTTGTGCTGTATCCGCCGCCACCACCACCGCCGGTGTTTGTTTTTCCAGCAGTTGGGGAAAGGCCATTTATAGAACCGTAACCTCCTCCAGCACTATAATTAACGTTTACTGACCCTCCTCCAGTTCCGCCTCCTCCATAACCAAATAAACCAACTCCAGCACTTCTATTTGCTGAGTTTGTGCCATTTGAATAAGAACTTCCTGAACCACCCAATCCGGATGGTTTAGCAATCGCATCAGAGTTTGCTGCTTTCAACGCTGGTCCTCCAGCACCCCCACCATCTCCAGGCGCATAGGTACCTGCATCGCCGCCTGCACCACCGCCAGAACCACCCGATGAACCAATATTTGGGCTAACAGCACCATACCCACCACCGCCTCCGCCAAGACAAGTAAGTAATGCACCAAAAGTTGAATTGCTACCATTACTACCTTGATTATTGCCATTAGCAGCGCCACCAGCGCCACCGCCACCAATAGTAACGGTATAAGAAGAACTTGAAGTGACTGCTATAACTTGACGTTTTACTTCTCCCCCTCCACCACCGCCACCATAAGTACCGCTGGCTTGACCTCCTCCACCACCGCCACCGGCGACAAGAAGTACTTCGACTGCGGTTACGTTTGAAGGGACGGTAAACGTTCCCGTAGAGGTAAACTCTTGGACTTTCTGAACCAATGGAGTACTCCCGTTCGCGTTAGTTCTGGCTTTAGTCATTTATTACCCTTCTAGTGCAGGGGTTTCAGAAACAATCTCTCCGTCAATTACATTCTCTACCACTGGTTCTGGTGCTACGAAGATATCGTTTGCCTCATCGTAGGTATCACCGATACCGGCGAACTTGCCTCGGATATTGGCGTTGTAGGAAGTCTGAATCCAGCGTCCTCCCAAGCCACAGTCCACAGCAAGGTAGTCAGCGCCTCGGTCTTCGTGGGCGTTGTCCACTACCAGTACTCGTAGTACTTTGTTGTTCTCGTCTAATTCAGCGAAGTGTGCCATTTGATTTCCTTACTTAATGCAGTATTTTTTATAGTTAATTTTAATTATTTAATTCCAAACAAGAAGACATCCACTTCCTCCACTTCCACCGGCATAAGTTGCGCCAACAGTTACTCCGCCAGCACCTCCACCACCGCCACCGCCTTGACCACCATTGCCACCAGCAGCAGTTGCAGTAGGAGTTGTTCCAGAAGCAAGGACTCCATTTCCACCTACTCCACCACCCGCGTAACGATGTGAACCACTTACTTCACCTGCTTTGGGAGTTGTTTGTCCAGCAAGTCTTGTTAAATCGCTTGCCTTAATAGTTCCATTGTAATTTGCTGCTCCACCATTTTCAGCAGTTCCGCCAAAAGTTGCAGTACCACCAGCAGAACCGCCTTGAGCACAAATATTATATAAATAAGCGCCATAAGCAGTAGGAGCACCACTTGTTGGTGACTGTTGCCCTGTATGTCCACCTTGAGAAAACCAAGCAGCGCCTTTACTTCCTTGACTAGAGTATAAATTGCTAGCAAGTGTTGGAGTGAGCAGATGAATGGGAAATGACACGGTACTAGTTTGAGTATTTATTCCAAATGTTGGAGCGGTTGGAGTAGTGCCATTGCTAGCACCGTAAGAACCACCTCCACCACCACCATTATTATATTGGAAATAAACATTGCTTAATGAACTAGCACTAACAGCAGTAGCATTATTTCCAGTATTTCCTGGAGATGAAAAACCGTAAGCGCCACCGCCGCCGCCGCAAGCCATCCATCCATACCCTTGATTAGTTCCGGTTTCTTTGAATACATAAGTATTTCCACCATCGTTACCAGAAGTTCCTGCTACTCCAGAACCTCCAGCACCTATGCTATAAGTATAAGTTCCAGATGGCGCCCAAAATCCAAGTATTCCTCCAGAACCACCTCCACCACCACCGTAATTGGTGCTAGCATTTCCAGAAGTTCCACCCCCACCACCTCCGCCACCTGTAATAAGAACCCAAGATGGTTTTGATAGAGTAAGAGTTCCGGAACCGCTTGTAATAGTTTGTTGTAAAGTTGCATTTTCTAATAATAAACTTGATGGTGTTACTAATGGACTAGCACCTATTTGTGAGATACCCATATTATGAAACCTCCACACCTGAAATATGAAAGTTCACTGTAGTTGCGGATGCTCCGCCAGTGATGGTATTGGTTGCTACCAGTACTTGCTTTAAGTCAATGTATACTGTGGTATTGGCTGCGATTGCTGTAGTAGTGTGAAGAGCAGTTCCGGCAAGGGCTAGTGTAAAGGTAGCCGATGATGCCGCAGTATTTGTTACCGCGATGTTTGATACTACTGTAGTGGTCGAAGCAGGAACGGTATAGAGCGTTGTTCCAACAGTGGTTGTTGCAGCACCTCGAAACAGTACCTTCGTTGTTGTAGCCATTAGTTACTACCTTTCATATTAGAGAGCGCCCATAAGTATTAAGGTCAATTCGTCCTTGATACTTCCAGGTCCATTAAGAACGATATCGGTCATACCGTTAATTGTGGTAACGGTAGCACCAGAGGAAATGGTAGTAGAGCCAAGTGTTGGCGCAGAGTATGACGCTATCGTTGTCCAGCCAGTGTCATAGTCTGAGTTAGATACTTTGACAAGAGCCTGTCCGGTAGTTCCACCAACAGGGATAACTGCATCACCTGGGTCATCGGTATCTACCCACAGTACTGTTGTAGTTGCTGGAGTGGTGGGGCTGAACTCCACGCCAGAAGGTCCAGTAGGGCCGGATGGACCGGTTGGACCTGTAGCACCATTGGCGCCATTAGCACCACTTGGACCAGTAGGACCTGTAGGTCCCGTCGGTCCATTAACACCTGCAGGACCCGAAGGTCCCGTAGGTCCTGTCGCACCGTCGATACCTGCTGGTCCCATTGGACCGCTAGGTCCAGTAGCACCTGCAGGTCCGGTTGGTCCCGTTGGTCCTGGTACGGTAGATGCTGCACCGGTTGGTCCAGAAGGTCCCGTTGGTCCGGTAGGTCCAATTAGCGCAGTTCCTGCGCCCCAGGCACCTGCGGTCTTTGGTCCAAAAATAGTTGCGGTGGTGGTATTGATATAGAAATCACCATCAACACCAATGCCTGAGGTAGGAGCACTAGGTCCATTAAGGATGCTAAGTCCCGTTGGTCCCGTGGGTCCGGTAGGACCGGTAGGTCCGACAGGTCCAGTTGCGCCAACAGGTCCGGTGGGTCCAACAGGACCAATAGCACCGGTCGGTCCAGTAGGACCAGTAGGGCCAACAATGCCTTGTGGACCGGTAGGACCAACAGGGCCTGTAGCGCCCGTAGGACCGATTGGGCCGGAGGGTCCAGTACTACCAGTAGGACCAATAGGTCCTGTGGCTCCAGTAAGCCCTGTAGGGCCTGTAGGACCCGTTGGGCCGGTCGCTCCCTGTACGCCAGGAATACCTTGAGGACCAGTAGCGCCCGTGGCGCCTTGAGGTCCAGTTGCTCCAGCAGGGCCAGTAGGTCCCGTAGGGCCTGTGGCACCGCCAGGACCTTGAGGTCCTTGGTCGGCAGAGAAAGTTACTGATACTTGAGGCGTGATGGATTCGACAACGATTATTGTTTCGCTCATACCGTCACTCCTGCAATTACCACGAAGACTCCTTCAAGGACGCGAGTTACTACTGAGCCAGAGTCAAAGACAAAATCATAAACATAGCGACCGGGCGTAAAGCCTGCAGTCGTTGCTGCATCAATCGTTACTGTTGCTCGCCCATTTACGGCATTTAGGACAATTCGCCCATTTGCCGTACTTGCGACAACTGTGGTCGTACTGGCACCAGCATACGGACGCACGGTCATCGTTGCGGTATAGCCAGTCAAGTTCCACGGAGTGCTATCATTAGCAATCGTAAACTGAAAATTAAATGTGGCTGCTTGTTCGCAGGTGAGGTTGTAGGCTGCGCTCACGAAGCCACCTGCCGCAGTGCTGCTACTGGGTCTAGCCCAGTGGTACCTGCGATGTAGTTACAGACTCCAGCTAGGTCTCGCCAGTTGCCGCGAGTCAATCCAGCAATCTGATTGATGACTCCGACAGTGTCAGTCACCTGCAGTGTTACTGACCGAGCCGCTGCCCAAGCCCGTGCTGCCGCAGCAGCATCCAGGTAGTTGATACGAGCAGGGTACGAGGCGCCACCATTGGCTAGACGATTGAGTTCGTCCACATAAGTTGAACCTGCTACACCGTATGTTGGCACCTCTTACCTCACTTCTGTTTTGACGCCCAGGCGTTATCTACTAAATTGGGATAAGGACGACCAGCCGCTTTAGCGCGTGCTTTGGCCTTAGCCTTCTGTGCATCGCTCAATGGCGATGACTTTTTCTTAGGATTTTTTGTATCCCAAAATGCTTTCTTCTTTACCATATTCTCCATACTTTCCGAGGACTTCTCGTACCCGTCCATCTTTAGTAAAGCGTACTATAAGCCCGTTCTTGATTTGTACAGAGTTGAAGCCGTGATGCTTCCGGTACTTACCCGAAGACATTACATTTTCTTCTTAGGCTTTTTAGCAACTTTCTTGGCGGCCTTCTTCTTCTTGCTCTTGCCTGCTTCTGACAGTGCGATTGCGATAGCCTGCTTCTTGGACTTGACCACTGGTCCACCCTTGCCAGAGTGAAGAGAGCCACGCTTGAACTCTCCCATAACCTTTTCTACCTTGGTCTTCTTCATTTGCACTTACATCCCATCTTGCCGCACTTCTTACACATCTTGCCCTTGGCTGCTGCCTTCTTTTTCATTTCTTCACCTTTGCTCCAGGAGCGCCTGTTTGTAGCGACTCGTATGTTGCGAACTTTGGCACGATATCATATGGTTTGATGTACTCTTCTGATTCCATCTCCATACCGTTATCCATTCCGTTCATTAGTATCCCTCCTCTATATCATCGTCATCTTCTTCTTCGTCTAACTCGTAGTCGTCATCATCATCGTCTTCGATGTCATCTTCTGGCTCTTCGATAACTGTACGATTAGGGAAGGACCATTCCGGAATCTGACTTGCTGTCAGGTCAAAGGCTTCTTTACGGGTAAAGCCAGCCTTCATATATGTCTCAAGGAGCTTATGCGCTTCTTGCGCCATAGCGAGCATCGGAGTCAATGGCTCTGCCATCAACACATAATCGGAGTCTGCCATTGTTCTACCTTTCTAGGAACATTTACAATCCCAGGCTCGCAAGGATTTATTAATCCGCGAGTTTGGGTCTTTCGCTGTTTTAGCGGAAGTCAGTTTGGATTTCATACCGCACATTCTTGAGCAGAATGATTTGCGGCGACCAGCGGCCTTGGGAGATTTCTTCGCCTCTGCTTTTTTAACCGGAGGCTTGAGGTTCATCCCTTGTGCTTTAGCACTAGCGCGTCCCTTGGCGTTGAGTCCGCCCTTGGGATTCTTGCCTGCTGCACGTTGCCACGCTGGAGACTTTGCCATATCAATCCTTAAACTTGAGTGTTGTTCCGTCGAAAGCCTTGCCTGAATCATTACTAAGTTTTACTGCTGCGTCGATATCCTTCTGCTGAGTAGACCGAGGTTCTATTCCTTGGCGTACCGCAGAGTAGTATGACGCTAATTCCCTTTCGTCCTTCTTTACCTTTGTTTGGTCCCAACCATATTTGGTTGGACTGACCCCTACGAACATCGGCATATTCTCACGCCAACAGTCTGCCTCGTTGGTGTGGTCTTGAGTTGGACAACTTGACTTACAGAATGGATTGCGTTCCACTATGCCACCGGAGTCAAGTAATCGCCGTAGCCTGCTGCAGTCAAGACTGCTGCCTGCTCATCGGATATGGTGTAGACGTGACCACCGAGGAAGTAGTAGTCAACATTTGCCAGGTCATCCTGTGATGGGTATTGATTCTCTACGACAGTAGTTCCAGTAACCAGAAGTGAGATACCTCTGGGTACATCAGTCATTGAGATAGGTACGCTTCCATTGATACTGCCACCATTGAACCGGCGGCCTGATAGACGCGAGTAAGCATCGTATTCATTACGTGCTCCCCAGGTCTCATTGCGCCAAGGTCCCTCAAGGATGTAAGGCATTTCTTCCTTTCTTGTGGTTGGGTGGGGGACAAGCCCCCACCCTTCCTAATACGGTAATTAGCCGTTTGATGCAGCAGACTCGATACGATAGAGAGCTGCTTCGCGGAGGCGGTTCCAGCCACCGAACATATACCAACCGATGGTGCGGAAACGACGGAGTGCGTCGATTTCTGGACCGATAACGGTAGAGATGTCCTGAGCAAGAGCCTCAGCAAGTGCTTCACGACCTGCGATAATCGCACGGTAGTTGTTCGTGAAGGTGACAGTTCCTGTTGCTGCAGCAGATGCAACGTTTGATGCAGTCTTAGCATAGGAGAATGTCGTGGTGGTTCCAACAGCCGTGATGGTGTAGGTACCATTGAAGGTAGCGTCAACGCCAGAGACGGTGACGACCTGTCCGACACCAAGACCGTGTGCTACGGCTGTGGTGAGGGTTGCAACGTTGGAAGTAAGTTCCTTGTTGGTTACGGAAACAGTTGTGCTGATTCCGGAAGCAAGTGGCATACCATTGAGAACACGTGGGGTCTCAACGATGTATGCGCCTTCGATTGCGCCGACTGCACCAGCGACGAACGGTGTGCGCTCGACGTACTTGGTGAGGTCTTGGAATCCGCCAGTACCAGTCTCAGAGCGGAGGTCCGCTGATTGACGTGGGTGGAGGTATGCAGCGTAGAGTTCGCCCATACGAGGCAATGCCTTGTTGGTACGAAGTGAGACAACAGCGTTGCGGATGTCTGCTACGGTGATGACGTCAGTTGAATCAACAGTCGCTGAGGATGTTGGGTCGGTTGCTCCACCAGTTGCGTAGATGACATTGGTTCCTGCAGAGAGGACCTGTCCGACAACATTGTCGATGCTGTCTGCTGCGTTGTACGCGATGATGTCAGCAAGTGCTGAATCAACATCGTTGAATGAGGTGAGGTTCAACTTCTTGGTCGTGGTGACCGCTGAACCGTACTCATTGAGAGTTACAGTAACCTGTGATGGGTTACCAAGAGCGATGCTCGAAACATCTGTAGACTCGCTCAAAGTCGATGTGGCTTGTGCCAAATCAGAGTAGATTGAGAAGACTACCGATGAGCCTGGCATCGCTTGTTGTACTGGCTTTACGTCAGCGAGTGCACGCATTACAGGGATGGAGCGAAGCGCCATCCGGACATACTGGTCGTATGCGGTCTGTACGAGTGCGCTGATGGATGAGGTCGAGGTAATCGACCCGCCTGGAATTGCCATTAGCGTTTGCCTTTCTTAGTCGGGTTAGAGTCCAGACTCCCGAATGACGGCATCCAATTCTTCTTTGGTGTTAGCGTTCATCAGACGGCGCATAATGTCATCACCAGCGTCAGGGCTAAGCCCTTGCTCTACGGTCTGCGTCATCTTCTGATATTGCTTTGCCTGATTGGGGTCCACATTTGGAGTCGCTTGGTTTGGCTGTTCGATGCCGAATACATCGGCATAATCGTCGAGCCAGCGCGATACTGCATCTTCTGATGCGTCGATATCGCCTGGGATAAATGCAGCAATCTTGCTGTTAATCCCGCGAGATGTTAAGACGTCCTTGATTGCACGCTCTCTTTGCGCCTTGTTCAGACTTTCAAAGTTAGCCTTAAGTTCGGCTAGTTCTTTTTCCTTCTGCTTGTTGGCTTTGCGTAATTGCTTAACGAGGTCGTTATTCACCTCTGGAGCGGTGTAATCATCATCGTCATCGTCATCCCATTGATTGGACATAGTTAGTCCTCTCCCATTTTCTCGTAGTAGTCGATAGCCTCATATTCGTTCGGGGAAACGGTATGGCTCTATCTACCGGTCTTCTTACACTCTTCGGGGCCGGTCGGTCCGAAGCAGGTCTAAAATGCGCCTGAGCGTCCTCGCTCCAGTGCGCTGCCAGCCATACCAGTTCGTGCTCCGAACTGTGCTTGCTCCATAGCGCCCAACTTCTGACGCTTACGGCGAGCGGAGGCTGCTCCTTCTAATCCAAAGATTTCTTGTTCTGCTGCAGTCTGGTCGTACTTCTCTGCACCATAGATGCTGGCTAGTTGCTCAGCACGTGGAAGTAGCTCAGCTGCCGTCTGGTAACCCTGCTGTGCTTGGGCTTGGGTAACACCACGCATTGCTAATTCTTCTGCGCGACTTCCAGTTACATTCAATCCTGCGACCTTGCCTGCTGCGCCGATTTCGGCTGCAGCAACCTTGCGCTTGATTTCCGGAAGCGCACGTTGTGGGTCAAGCACATAAGCAACTAGGTTAGACTGTGTGATTCCACCAGGTCCGCCGTAGTATGTGGTGAGTGCATCAATAACTTCTGGGGCTGCGTTCTTTACGCGGTCTACGGCTATTTGTACTCGGTCTTCTAGCTCTACCGGAGAAACATCGCCAGCAATGAACTTCTCTAACTCAGGCTGACGCCCAGTCTTACCAGTAGAATAGAATGATTGTGGCAGACCGTACTGACGCATTACCTGTTGGTATTGGTCTTCCAGAGTGACATACTCTGCCTCTGATAGCGCACGAAGTCCATTGTTTACGCGAGTCTGGTTTGCCTGGAAGCGCTGTACATAGGCTGGCTTCTTCCGAAGTTCTAGGCTGTACTCAGCAGCGCTGAGTCCTTCCTTAGCTAACTGCTCTACATCTCCTACAAGGTCGCCGATACCATAACGGTCAAACTCTTCCTTGAGGATAGAGAAAGCAGACTTACGGTCACTGAGTCTATTTGCCTCATCAAACTTCTGTTGACGCAAACCAGTTATATAGTTTGCATAAGCCCTTTGGTCAGTGAAGGTTGTTCCATCCGGAGCGGTATATACACCACTAGTACGAGGCTTATTATTGGCTGCATCTTCAAACTCTTTGCGTATGCGATTTTCTGTTGCTGCTATTTCTTCCTTTTGCGCGTTCTGTTTTTCTAGTTCAGTAAAGGATTTCTTTTTGCTTGCTAATCTTTTAGGGTCAGTAATCTTTGTTGAACCTGGAGCCTTAACGGTTTGTCCACCAAGGAGAATTGGGTCGAATGTCATTTATTACCCCTGGAATCCGAAGTCTTTGAGGATGCGCTGAGTAATCTGCGCCACCTCGTCACGGGCATTGTTGGTATATTCCCAACGTGGGTCTTTGCGAAGCAAACGTTGGAAGTTATAGATAGGCACTTCTCCTTCTGGAGTGATGGCTCCACGAAGAGTTGGGTCATCCAGACTGATAGACGCAGGGTCTACTTCTAGCGTTCCTGCCATCACGCGCTTGTATGGAGCGTAGATAGTCTCTAGGTCTAGGCCATCATCAACCATCTTCTTGACGTTATCTGGCATACCAATCTTTGCAGTTTGGCGGATAAGGTTAGTGAATACTTCTTCTTTTTCGCCATTCTGAATCCGGTTAATCCATCCTTCTACAGTCTTGGCGCCAAAGTCTTTAGTGATATCTAGTCCATTAGCCCGAGCAGATGCTGCGAGGTTTTGCTCAATGAGACCACGCTCACCAGCCTTGCGCTTCTCGTACTCCGGAAGGGTCTTAATAATCTCAGAGAGAACTTGACCAACATTGACGCCAGGAGTGGTGCGAGTTATTAACCTGCCAGAAGCATCCTTTTCAGTAACAGTCTTCCCAGGAGTCTTATCGAGAATTGATTTGACTTTTTTGGAAATGCTAGTAATTTCTTTTGGTGTAGCGTCTCGACCAAGTAAGGACTGGAATGAAGCATTGATAGTCCCAGCAGCATTACTACCAGTGAAATCGGTATAAGTAAGGGTAGTGCTAGTTCCATCACCACCTGCACCTTCTGCTTTTTTAGCAGAGAGTAATTCCTCTACGCCATATTCACGCTTGAAATCACGACTGCGGGTAACAGTCTCTTGTAGCGCTTGGGTATATGCGTTAACTAGGTCATTGCTATAGTTAGCACTTGGGTCAACTTTATATCCAGCATCTTTGAGTCGGGTAGAAAGGTCAAGTCTTTGTTCCGGAGTCATAGAAGCAACACCTTGGCCGGCTGTTGCAATCATCTGTGATACTTGAGCTATATACCCATTGAGGTCAAACGGCGCTGGTGCCATTGACGGACGGCGCTCTTCTGCTGCTCCCACTGGTGGTGGAGCATAACGACCAGTCTTGTTTATCTGGGCATTGATGTTAGCAATCTGTCCATCGATAACTTCAGTAGATAGACCCTGATTCTGTAACTGCTGGCGATAGCGAATAGCATCATCCAGTTTAGACTGCAAGTCTGCTGTGGCTTTACGCTCAGCCTTCTTATTGATTGTCGTTTGGTTCTTAGCGAAGTACGCACTAGCCTTCTGTTCAGCATCGGCCAGTTGGGCCTGTGCCTTATCTAGCTCTTCCTGAAGTGCTGCCAAACGGGTATTGACTTGCTGTTGAGTGGTGCCCGCTCCGGGAGGAACAGGTGCACTCTTGAGTTGGTTATACAGCGCCTTGGCCTGATTGTACTTCTTGCGAGCAGCCTTAACAGTAGCGTTATCGTTGAGATAACTTTCAAGAGTGACTGCCATTATTCTCCCAACAAACTAGCAAACAGAGCATCGTATGCTGCCTGCGTATTCTCGTTATACTTAGCTAATTCCTTCATTGCGATAATCGTTGACTCTTTGATTGAGGCAACAATCGCAGCATCTCCACCAGTGATATCGAAGATATCCCGCTGAGATTGGTACTGCTGGTAGGTATCAACCATCTTTCGTAGTGCATCCTGCACATCTGGTCGCACATTAGAGCCAGAGGCCAACATCGATTGCAAATCACTGAGCGCATTTCTGCGGTCAATAGCACGTTGTCCACCCTGGTTGAGTTCTTCTTGTACTAGCGGTCTGCCGGCCAAGAAGCGTGCCTTCCATTCATTGAATTGCTGACGGGCAATGGTCTTGGCCTGGTCGGTTCCAGAGAGTTCTAGCGCTCGCTCATACTCATCGCGCTTGTCGTAGTAGACCTGTAGGTCTGCTGCGGTCTGGACGTCTTTGAGGTAATCCTCTACGCGCTTGCTGCTACGCAATCCCATATCTGCCATTGTGCGGTAAGCATCAAAGCTAAATGCTCCCTTATTCGGGATAAGGAAGGCTGCTCCTTGTGGAAAAGACTTGAAGAGAGCTTCATTGTCTTCAACAAACTTTCCAGCTTCTTCTGCATATCCAAAGAGAGCAACAGTCTTACGCTCTGATTCTCCGATTGTGTAAGGAATCTGGTTTGGATAGAGTTCAACCCACTTAGCCATAGCGGCATCATAATCTCCGCCATATTGCTCACGAAGTTTATTGTATGCCTGCTTCCAGTTGGCTCGTCCTGCATCTTCAATCCACTCTGCCATATCACTCTTGAGTGCGACTGCAGGTGCTGCTGGTGCAAAGAAACCAAAAGCAAAGCGTGTGGCAAGAACACCAATCGTAGTGCTACGTACCTTTTGACGATACTCTTCTAACTCTTGTGCAGTAGGTGGAATAAGGTTTCCATCAGAATCATAGTTTTTAGGGATACCGTTTCCGGAAGCCTCTAGGTAGGTAACAGCCTTACGGTATGCCGAAGCGTACTGAGAGTTGCGCTCATCGGTATCCATAGCATTGAGGAATCGATTGACGTGCGCTGGCATCAGACGCGAGACCAATCCTTGGTCTACGGAGTACTTGCCTAGTGCGTATCGTGAGATAACATCACCATTGCCAGGGCTAAATATGTTGACTAGATTTTCCAGTAGCGTTACTGGGAGTGCCGCTGCTGGACCTGCGAAGGTAGGCACCCACGACTCCACGTTTACCGATGGAGTAAGCATCTTTACTGAACCAGTGAACTGAACAGGGAACGGTACTTTGAAATCTTGCTCTACACCTAGAGTTGCCAGAACAGTTTGTACTGCTTTGTAAGCTGGAGTAAAGTGTGGATAGACGAAGTATAACTCGCCTCGGTCATCACGTTGAATCCAGCCATTGTGAGCTACGCCATCTACGGTAAGTGCTGCGCGTTGGATGGCTTCTGGGTTGTAGCGAACTAAGCGATAAAGGCGACGGTAGAAGTCCTCTTGAGCACGGTAGAAACGTGCGAAGTTTCGGACACCAAATGCTACCTGGCTACGAATGAGCGGGTTATCTACATAGGCCAGAATTTGCTGAGTAGCGCGTTCTTCTACTAGAGTCGCTAGATTCTTCTTGGCAAGTTCTGTAGCATCCTCGATAGCCTTTGTATTTTTCGGGTCGATACCCTTGAGGAAATTATCGATATAACCTTTTTCAAATCCAGTCTCACGCATTGTCTTGCGGATATTGACCATCTCGTAGAGAGCCAAGGGCTGACGAGACATACGGGCTGTAGATAGGCCAAGCCATACCCAACCTTTTTCCATCAACGGACTGGTGTAGTTATTGGTATTAGATACTGGCACCAACTCTGGACCAACGACAGCCTCTGGCATATCATTGATGTCTACATCAACATCATCTAGGCTCAGACGTCCGGTTACCTTGTATTGTCCAGTAGCATCATCGACAACGCGAATCTTATCGAGCAACTCAAGATTAAGCTTTCCATCTCCACGCTTGGTGAAGATATCTGCAGCGCGTTGATAGACGATATTGGCATACTGCAACTCATCTAAGGACTTGCTGGATTGAAGGCGTGCTTCCTTCATCAGTTGTTTTCCAGCATCAGTACGCAGATACTCTGCGATTTTGTTGATTCCTTCTTTTCTTACTGATGGGTTGTCAGACAATACAGATATTGCCAAGGAACCCAACTCATCGTTGGAGTAGAAAGAGATACGAAGAAGCCAGGATACTAATGATGCCTCGCTCTGGTCGGTAAGACCAATAGCCCGGAATCCACGCTGGCCTGCTGCTGGAGCGTATTGTGTTCTCGCTCCATCAAGGTCAATGCGTACTTCTGCATTTTTAACGCCAGTAGTCTTAGCCAAATCATAGGCAGTATCGATGTAGGTGGAGCCAGAAGCAAAGTTGAATCCACCCTCAGATACGACATTGAGAAGATTCTCTATATCGCCATAGACAATCTGTTCGCTAAGGATATCAATAGAATCCTTGCCTAGTGGTTGTAATCCCATCTTTGATAGAAGACGGTTGACTCTTCCTTCAGATAAAGCCCTAGCCATAATCTGACGAGTCTCACGGACTACATCAATCTCTGGCTTGGAGATAATATCATTGATAGCAGTTTGAATTTCATCCTTCTTTTGTGGCGTTTTAGCCAAACGAAGGTCGACATACAATCCCTTGAGAGTATTCTTGCGGTCGAGAATCTTCTTTTCGATAGCAGCAATTTCTGCTTCGTACTTCTTAGAATCTTTCTTATTGACAATACGCATTACTACGCCAAGTGGGTTGGCTGCAAACTTCTCACCGGCTGTAAGACCAGGAGCGGTCTTGAGTGCAGTATTGATACGGGTAGCTAAAAAGCGTTCTTTGGTAATTCCCCAGACGCTTTTACCTAAAGCAAGGTTGACCATTAGGTCTTCTGCGGAGTTACGAATAGCATAACGTGGACCAGCTAGGGTCAAGAATGACCAGGCTCCGGTCATATTCTCTACCCATCGTGAGTTAGCAAATCCTGCCATACGTCCGATAATAGGAGAACGCGCTGCCGCTCGGTCAATATCTACTAAGCTAGGTGCGGAGGCAAAAGAATTCATCTCTGATGGAAGCACGGGATACTCTGCGTAGTCATCTACGCGAGATACGGAGAACTTTACATCACCTTTACCGGTCAATCGGCGAACGATAATCTGTCCAGATTCGGTGGTGCTCAATCCGCGATAGTCAGCAATGGTCTTCCAGAGACCATAGAACATTTCCTTGCGACGACCTACTTCTTCTATACCATCAAATACTTCAGCAAAAGTTCTTGCCTCACGGGTGGGCATAATAACCGCTGCTAGGCGGTACATCTTCTTGGCTGCGTCCTTCTCCATTACATCGAAGGTATCGTTCTTAAACAAAGGTACAGCGGTGAAGCGACGCTTTGCCCGGTCAATACTGCGAACAATTTGACGTGATGATGGTCGAAGGGTGCGCTTATTGACATCCTTGAGCTTTCCAGCAAGGGCTTCGCTTTCGTCAACAATCGAACGGTAGATGCCATCTGCTGTTGTAGGAGCACCAAAGAATAGGTTATCTACTAACTGTGGTCCAGCTTTATCGATATTAAATACACGATTAGCGCTGGTGAGTACGTTTACTCTAGCCTTGCGACCTGCGGTCATACGCGGCATAATCATACGAGTACGTCCTACTTTGCCATCGACGATATCAAAGGCTTCTTTTTGGTTGAGGAAGAACGCTTTAGCAGACTTTGCGTCTGTTACATCAGCGCTCTCAAATTGTTTGATAACAGTAGGACCAAACTCTGGGGCTAGACGCTCTAGGTCACGACGTGCCGCTGCGGCTTCATCAAATCTGTCAGCCTTTTTAGCATCCTTGAGACGCTTAACATTGGAACCATAGTCATTCCAAAATGCTATGGTTTTAGCCTGGTCAAAGTAATTATTGAAAGCAACACCGTCACCTTTTGCGGAGGCTTGGATAACTTCCAATGAATATTTACTGACATCATAAAGTTTCTTAGCTTTGCCAACAAGAAGTAGCGGGTCTGTAGTTAGACGCCAGATAGCATCCGCAGTACCAGATGTAAGTTTATAGAAAAAGCCGTTTTTATAGAAATCACCTGGTGTAACAGCATCAATGACGTTGGCAATAGCACGACCTGGAGAGTACTTAGCTGCATTGACTGCAGCAAGGGTATCGTCAAAGAGGTCACGCGCTGCGCGTACTTGGTCAGAGCTACCAAGGCCAGTGCTGTCTTTGTTCTGTGGGTCTGCGATGCGAAGGTAATATTTCTCTTGCTCAGTAGCAGTTGCCATAATGGATTCTGGGGTTTCGCCACCAGCAATACGCATTGCTACGCTGACTGCAGTATTACCGTACTTGCGCCGAGCAACATTAAGTCGGTCTTCATTGAACTTCTTATTACCGTCTTTACCTGTCTCATCCCAGGCATCTGCTAGAGATAGACCTTCTTCGGCTGCAACAATACCGGTACGAGCAATACGGGTAACAAAATCAGATGGAATAGTAAGTGCGCTAAATGCTTTGCCAGCATAATGTGCTGCAGAAGCAAACCATCCTTGAGGTGGTTTAGCAACTGGGTCTTCATTGCCTGCTATGTTGAGCAGAGTTTGACGTTGACCTTCAGGAAGTTTGTTATACACCTTAGATGCAGCATCTGCTGGCATTGAGAGCAGGGTCTTATGAGTTTCGAGTGCCTTGGAAAGCGCACTCACTTGACGCATCTCATCACCAGAAAGATTTGCAGCAAAGCCTGCTGCTCTAAGATTTTCTGACATTAGTTACCTTTGGCAAGTGCCTGTTGATACAAGATAGCAATTTCGCCTGTTGTATCGTAGGGCAACATCTTCTCTAAAGTATCGGATAGTCGTACTTGACGTGTTCTCATACCTAGCGCTGAAGAACCAGGTCCTTCTCCTAAATCAATGCCAGAAGTGATTGGCTCGTCAGGACGTTGACTTGGTGCAGATAGTGGCACCACATCAGGAAGTTCTTTTGGTCGTCCACCTACATTGTCAGCAATACCGCGAGTTCTAGCCTTCGGTGCGCCAGATGAGATGGCTTGTGTTTCTGTTCCTTCACCATAATAGGCAGAGGGGAGTGTATCTGTTCTCTTGGAGAACTTACCGGGACCGGAAACACCAGCGCGAGGGTTCATTGGCTCGGCTGTCATTATTCCTCCTGGAGTTTTTCTAAATCTTCGTGTAGTTCCTCAATACGCATATTAAGGTCGTATTGGTAATTGGCGTGTGATGTCAATAGATAGGCAATCTCCTTGAAGAAGACTGCAAAAGACATTATCAAGTTATAGAAGAAAATCACGACAGTCAATGCTGCGTGAATAGGGCGTACTGGGTGACTCATACGTACCTCCCAGTACGCTCTAGTTCAAGATTCATTTAAGCCTTCTTGCCTTTACGGCCTGCTGGCGTCATACCAAAATACACCTTTCCGCCTTTTGGCATCGGGGCGTTAGTTGGTCCTTCGACGACTGGGGATACCATCGCCTTTGCGCGTCCACCTTTGTTCATTGTTACACCTCCTACGCTGCTCCGCCTATGGCGGCTAGTAACTGTGCTATATCGGGACGTTGCTCAGCAGCAGGGGCCGCACCGGGTTGAGCGGGAGGAACCTGCGAGGCAGTTGTGGGGGCCGCACCCGCTGCTGAAACTTCAGGGGCCATCGGTTGCGCTGGTTGTGGCGCAGGAGCAAATGCTTTCTCCACGATGGTTTCTAACTGTTGACCCTTCTGGCGGCCTTGAATCACGGATGCTATGCGATTGATAACCTCAGATGGGTCTTGACCTTGTGCCGCCAGTGAAGGGATTGCTTGGGCGTATTGCGCCACAGCGACTCGTAGCGAGTCACGCATTTCCTCGATGTCAATTCGTTGCTCCTCTTGAGTAACATTGATGTCGATAGGAAGTTCCCGACGAGCATAGTCGCGGGAAATCATCTTGTCGCTACGCATTTGTAGCAACGCAATCACTGCACGGTTCGGGTCCATACCCGACATAATTCCATAGCGTACATCGACTGCATAATCGCCCTTGATGTCGCGGGATGGAATGTACTTTAAGATGTACGGGGTACCATCATCGATACCACGGATAGTCTTTTGCATAGCGCCAAATATCTTCTCGTCTGCCTCAAAGCACAGACCGATAAGCTCAGTGAATAGGCGTGCAAACTGTGCTTGTGCAGATTTAATCTGCGTATCAAATCCTGCCTGGAGTGCTTGGACTCCTCGTCCAGTCACTACAGATGCGTCGATGTTACCGGAGCGAACCTCTGGGTAACGAGCGCCTACACGAAGTTCACGTTCAAGTACGCCTGACTCAGCAAAGACATTGTTAGGAAGTTCTAGCGGTACGCGACGAATTGCTTGTGGGTTAGCAGAACGAAGGATGGAATCAGGACCAAGAGCGAGTTCTTGCACATCTTGTGGAATAGCAATCGGTGCTTGGATGGACTTCTCTGCTGCCTGAATCTGCAAGATAGCAAAGCGAGCACGAGCAAGTTGTACTGCTAGGACATCATCAAACTGTCCACGTGCTTCGTTGTCAATCGAGTAGCGAGTAGCCACACGTGCCATACATTGACCGATAGGATTCTCAGTCTTGGCTAGAACAAGGTTGTTGCGGTTAGGAAGGAAGAGAACATCTTGGTACTTGTCGTGGTAACGGACCATATCGATATATGGCGAACCAGATGTGTATTGAGTCTTACCAACAATGATGTCGTAGAACTCTGGATACTGTGATGCTAGGGTTTCTGCATCGGTAGTAATCACCTGAGTCATTGAGATACAACGACCGAAGCGGTCAATTTCTGGGTAGGAACCAAAAGGATTGAGTAGACGGATACGGGGACTGTTGGTCTCGTAATCAATCTCGACCATTGCTGGCAACATACCGTAAGTATTGAACCAGTCTGCGCCTGTGTACATCTGGATTTGTAGGTCAGATGACGCGGAGTAATAGTTAGCAATACGGGTACGGGTATCTGCCATCTTGCGTGCGCTGTCGGAGACCATATTGGTTGCTGAGCAGTTGAAGGTAGGAAGTGGTGCCATTGCTTCTGCTAGGTCGCGTGCGGCAACGTCAATGAAGTTAGCGACTAATGGCTTGGGGTATTCCTCGGAGAACATTGTAGGATATACCTTGCCAATATCACCCTGACGTACGGATAGCACATCGCGCATCCGTTGGTCACGTGCGGCATAGCGCGTCTGTAGACGCGATACCTTAGCCGCTATCTCTTTGACTGTTAACAATTAAGTTCCTTACTTCTTCTTGCCCATTTTTTTCATAGCCTGCTTGGCTTGGTTACGTTTGAAAGCAGCAATATCCTGCTTTCCAGAAATATATCCTTTATTAAACTCTTCATTTAATTGCATTGAGTTACGAGAAGCCTTACTCATAGTTCCAGTTGCTTTTGCTGCTTTTGAACCACTTTTAATTGCTTTAATTTCTGCTTTGCGTATATAAGTTTTTAAATCTTGAAGGTCTTTTTCTAATCCTTCATTTTCTGCAATACGAGGTGATTTTTTTGATGCTGCTGGTTTCTTTTTTTGTGCTGGCATTGTGTTCTCCTTGTTAGATAAAGACCCGTTGCTGTTCTTCGAGCAACTGGTCAATGTTGACGACCATTCTCTTGCTCTTCTCGTAGCGATTGAGGAATGGGTTTTTCAGATGGTGTGCTTGGTACTGCCCACGATTGAGAATCTCTCGTGCTCTAATCTCGCAGAACCACAAGGCCATCACCATATCGGTCTTGCCCTTGGTATTAGGCGACCAAGTAATCAGTTGCTCTATCAGGCTCTTGATGTTCTCTGTCTGGTCAGAGGGTAGATGTATTAAGTTATCTCGGTGGTGCTTTCCGTCGGCCTGTTTTGTTCCAAACAGTGTCGACATACTGGCAACGCCGAACCCTGAGTCCCACTTGTTGGCGCCGGTGTGGTGTTCGCGTAATATGACGCCGCGATTAGCCAGATGGTGTCGAATACCCTCATCTTGAGTGAGGAAGGATTGGAAGGCATTTTTCTCTACTACCCATTCACTCGGCTGATAGAGACTGGTCCAGTCGAATATCAGTTGGCGAATCATTGCCGGGGTGGGGCGTGTCACCTTATGCGCGTCGACGATGTAGCGCTTGTGGCTGGTGGGGTCTATCGCGTAACAGACCACTGCCGTATCACCGACCATAGCCGGGTCAAGACCACAGACAGTAATAAAACCATTCATATTGACCGGATGTTGTGGACTGCCCGGAGTTAACCTGCCAGCTTTACGCATCCCATCAATAGAACCACGTACACATACCGGGTCAAAGATGGCATCGTCTGAAATATCTTGCTGCTGGTAGACCAGCGCCCAGGTGGAGGTATCCATCTGCTGTCGCTCGTTGTAGAGATACTTACCAGACCAGCGGGGGTATAAACCTTCTTCGTTCTTCTCTTCTTCTGGCTGACCATCAAAGGCTTGGTCCGACCAAGGCCAGAGAGTGGTCCACTCTTCAGGCTTCTCTGCTGTCTGTAGCAGGGCTGGCATCGCCAGATAAGTCCAGGGAACGATACCGCCAGGGTATCGGTCGGTGTTCCGTAGTTCTTTATATAAATCTACTGGGGCTACTCGGGTACCAATGATGATGAGCTTGCCGGTAGGGTTGAGACGGGAGCGTACATCCTGGTTGAGCCACTTGATTTGCCGCTCGAAGTCATTGGCATTGGCTAGGGTTACTGCGTCATCAATGATAATCATATCAGCACGCTTACCGTAAATCTGGCCACCGATACCAACGGCCTCGATATTCGGGTCCTTCTCTGAGGAGTCCCGAAGTTCGTCACCGAAGGTGACGCGGGTGGCCTGCCAGGAAGCGGTCTTGCTATTAAAGCCAACCCCTGCCGCGTAAGCGTTCTGCAGGTCTTCATAGTTAGGGTGAGTCAGACGTTGCTTAATCGCGTAGAGGAAGTCTCCTGCCAAGCGCTGTGTCTGTGAGACTATCAGCACCCGGAAGTTGGGGTCTTGACATAACTTGTATGTCACATAATCCACGGTTATCGTCATCGACTTGGCGTGGTTGGGCGGAATGTTGATAAGAATACGGTTGGCCTGGCCTGGCTCATACTTCATCGCCGGGTGTAACCAGCCGGGTTCACGACCTTCAATGACATCCACCAGGTTCTTCTGGTGGTCAAAGGTCCTGCTATGCAGGAAACGCTGACGAAACTCAAAGAAGTCAATTTCGGTGACGTCGGTGGACTGGAAAGGTCTTTCGCGTAATCCGAGCCGGGTGCGGTCAATCTTGTCCGCGAATACCTTATCGGTGCGACGGTAGTACTCATAGGACTTGATGGACTTGCCTGCAGACTTGCAGGCCTGCTCGATAGTCATTCCTTCTGCTACGCAGGAGAGAATGACCCGCTTTGCTATCTCGGCTGTATTCTCAGCCATTAGGCTCCAAAGTATAAAAGTAGATTTGTCGACAATTCCCTGTGATTATTTTTTATCCAGAGAGGAAGTGTAATGGTCTTTGGAAAAAGACAGACTACTCCTTCGCAAGAGTGACCGGAAGGTACGTATAGGGGGTGACAACCCCCTCCGCCTAGTGGCTCCGGAGGTTGTACCGGAGGAGCCATAGGTAGCGGGAAAATCCCCTACGCAGAGTGCTCCGGGGATTTTATCCCCCTACTATATATAAGGCGGGAAAAATGGGGTATTTTCTGTTTTTGGGAAAAAAAGTTTAGGAATGTGGTACACCTCACACCATAAAGTAGGGCAAATACGGACATAAGGGTTGACTTTAGTGGAGATATTTTGTTGGGGAGTACATATATAGCCCGCGCGCAATTTACCACCACGGGGTCGGTTTCCTACGCGTACGCGAGGGGGGGGGGCGCGGCGAGCGCCCTAGAATTGGACGAGGCGTCTAGGCGTTGGGTCTATTGGAGAGGGAAGGGCGGCCTGCCCCTCCGGCGCC